GAATTCGCGCTGTACCTCTCGACCCTCTACAAGCTCCGCTTTCTTGCGTAAGGACCAGTCATGGCGACTTACAACAAGTTTCAACCGTGGGTCGAGTATCTAGTCGAAGGCGTCAACTGCGGCACAGATCAGTTTGTCGTGGCGCTGTCGAACACGCTTCCGGTCAACACCAACGCCACGCTCAGCCAGATCACCGAAATCAGCTACACCAACCTGTCGTCGCGCAACCTGACGACCGCGTCGTCGTCGCAGTCTGGCGGCACGTTTTCGCTGGACTTCAATGACTTGGTGCTCACCGCCTCCGGCGCTGTGCCGACTTTCCGTTATGTCGTCATCTACGACGACACGGTGACTGGCGACCCGCTGGTGGCGTGGTTTGACTACGGCGCCGGGGGCGTCACCATGGCCAACGGTGACACGTTCACGCTGACCTTCAACGCCTCCGGCCTGTTCACGGTGACTTGATGAACGGCTATGCGGTACTCGAACTGCCTCATCTTTGCGCTGATGCTCTGGCGACGCCAAGGAGGCTATTTGATCGTCCGCAAGAGCCGCTACACCTGGGTGCCGCACTTCATGTGGGCACGATCCATTGAGGGCCTCGACATCGTGGAATACAAACCAGTGAACCCGAAACGCGGTCGGCTGTTCCGACTGTTCCCGCTGCACGTGATCCTATTCCGTGGGCGCGTGCGGCGCGGGGCCGGTGAGGAGCAGCAATGAGTCAGCACGCTAACCGAGTCCAGATGACGGTGGCCAGTGCCCCAGGCACTAGCTCACCTATTACGCTGGGGTCTGCTACGACAGGCTATCAGTCCTTTGGTGCTGGGTACAACAACACCAACGCAACCGTTGACATCCTCATCACCGAAGGTGCCAACTGGGAAATATGCCGCAATTGCACTTACACCCACAGCGGCACGACGGTTAGCCGCACCGCACCGGAAGCATCGTCGGCTGGCGGGGCTGCGGTGTCGTTCGGCAGCAGTGCAATTGTTTCTGTCATTGCTACGGCGAACTTCGGCAATCGTGCCGAAAACGCGTTCCAGTCGCTCATCCCCGGTGGCAGGCTGACGTTGGAATCTGGCGTGCCAGTGCCAACGACGGACCAGACCGCAAAAACCACAATTTACTACACCCCGTACCAGCACAACATCATCACGCTGTGGGACGGCGAGCAATGGGTGCCGACGGCGTTTACCGAAACGTCGCTGGCACTCGGCACTTTGACCAGCGGTGCCAATTACGACGTGTTTGGTTTTTTGTCGTCGGGTGTGTTGGCGTTGGAAATGCTGGTGTGGACCAACAATACGGCGCGAGCCACAACGGTCACGCTGCAAGACGGACGCTACTGCAAGTCTGGCGACAAAACGCGGCTGTATCTCGGCACGTTTCGCACGACATCAACGACCCAAACGGAAGACAGCGGTTTTATTTCGACAACCGCCGCTCGCAAGCGATTTGTCTGGAACGCTTACAACCGTGTTCGACGTGTTGTGGCAATCGAAGAAGACACCGCGTCGTGGACTTACGCCACGACAAATACCGCACGACAGGTAAGAGCATCTGCGGACAATCAAGTCGAAGCAATTTGCGGCCTCGCGGGCGAAGCGCAGATTGACCTAGATTTTAACCTCACAGGTGGCAACAACGTTCTTGGCGGCAGTTGTGCGTGCGGCATTGGATATGACGCAACAAATGCGTTAGCGTCGTATTCGTCTAGCAGTTACACCGCGTCGTATAGCGGAGGCGCAGGCACGCCTTTGTTTTTGCACGCTCATTTGTCGATGCAGATGGAGCTTGGCTACCACTATTGGGCAATGCTTGAGGCTGTTTTTGGCGCCGCCGCCACTGGTACGTTTTATGGTTCTAGTTCCCCGTCGCGTAAATCAGTGATGGTTGGGTGGGTGGAAGCATGATTGCGACCTATTTGACTCAGCAAATCCAATGCGTTGGTGTAACTGATTACGGCGACGGTCGTTACGAGATTCAATTCGCGGATCGCCCGACTCGCTTTGCGACTGACGTTGAGGTGCGGGCCGCAGCCAAAGCCGCCAAGAAGCAACAGATCAAAGCCGCCGCGCGCGCCCACATCCTCGCCCGCTACCCTGAGTGGCGGCAGGCCAACCTGACCGCCCGAGCGGTTGAACTGGTCAGCCTTGGTCAGACCACTGGCCCGGAGTGGGGCCAGATGCAAGCGATCTGGGACTGGATCAAAGCTACCCGCGCTCGCAGCGACCTGCTGGAATCTGATGTGGACAACTGCACCACCGTCGAGGCGGTCGAGCAACTGACTATCGGCGGCTGGCCGGACTAAGGAACAAAAATGGCTGACAACATTAATATAACGCCAGGATCTGGCGCAACGGTCGCCACCGACGAGGTCGGCGGACGACATTTTCAGGTTGTTAAACCTGCTTTTGGCGCGGATGGGGACGTTACGTTTGTGTCGGAAGCCGCGCCGCTGCCCACAGTTGCCTATGGCGAGTTAGTCGAAGCTCTTGAGGCGCAGCGTTTTGCGCTTCAGGCGCTTACTCGCACTATTGGCCAAGCCATGCCCGATGTCGCAGGGCGCCTGCGTGTCGCAATTGATGCCATCAGTGCTTCGCTGACGCTGGCAACGATCACGACTGTAACGACTGTAACCACTGTTTCTACGGTGTCAAACCAGACTAACATGGGTGGTTTGAGTGCTACTGAACAGATTCCATCCCTCATGCGACTAGGCGCGGATTCTATGCGCCGCAACATCTCGGTGACCTGACATGCCCACCACTAACGGCAATCGCAAAATCCTTGACCTCAAGCGGTGGGAGTTTTGTACCCCGCTTCCAAGTGTAACAGCGGCAGCGCATTTTACTGTTTCTAGCCGCCACTACCGGCAGCAGCAAATGCTGGTGCAATCAAACACCAGCGCGTTTCTTTACAACCCATCTGAAGATGGTTGGATTCAAGTGCCTAGCCCCGCGCTTGCAGGTACGTTCGGCGCCGGGGCGTGCGGCGTTGCCGGGTCGTTTTCGACTGGAACTACGGTCGCTGCGTCTTTGCTGACCGCTACCGCAGGTACTACCACGTCTATTACGACCAACCAAACTCTTGCGCGGGATCTTAGGGGCTACAGTGTCTATTTTGTCGGGGGCACAAACGCTGGCCGACTAAAGACTATTGCATCAAACGCCATCGGAACTAACGCCGTCATCACGTTTGAAGGCGCGGCCGAGGCCGTGGCTTTTGATGCTACCAGTCAATATCGCATCATATCGCCAGTGTTTTATGTTCTTGGCGCAGGCACGTTGGCTGCGGGCAGTTTTCGAAAATACGATTTTGCTACTAACACTTGGACAACACTAGCAATTACAGGTCTTGCGGCAACCATTGGCACTGATGGCCGACTGATTAGCACCCCGGCATGGATTGACGCTGGATTTAAGTCGTTTGCGACTGGCACCGCTACGGCGGGCGGCACGGCGACGCTCACCAATTCCGCAAAGAATTGGACCGTTAACCAATGGACTAACTATCAGATTCGCATTTCCGCAGGTACCGGAGCGGGGCAAATCCGCACAATTGCTTCCAATACTGCAACCGTCATCACTGTTTCAACAAACTGGACTGTTACCCCGGACGCTACCAGCCAGTACAGCATCGAGGGTAATGACGATTTTATCTATTTCATAGGCAACAACGCCGTTACGTTATACCGCTACAGCATCAGCGGTAACACTTGGACGACGCTTACGCCCGGCGTTGCCCGCGGCGCGGCGCCCGGCGCAGGGGCCAGCGGTCATTGGGTTCACAGCGTAACCGCCGCTGATTGGGCCAATGAAAACGCCATCCTAAATGGACGCTACATTTTCTCGCTTAGAGGGGGCGCCAGCGCCGCGCTAGATCGTTACGACATTGCAGCAAACACTTGGGCCGCAATTACATACTCCCCTGCGACCGAAACGTTTACGACCGGCACAAAGTACGCATATCTAAAAGATCGCCTTTACATTTCCAAAGAAGCTACGGGTCGCTGGTTTGCTTACGATTTTTCCGAAAATGCCATGCAACCGTGGGGCACAATGACCTACACCCAAGGTGCAGCACTCCTTGGCGATACGGCATTTGATGTGACCTACAAAGACGGAACAACGGAAATAGATTACATCTACATGGGCCTTAACACGTCCACCGTGCTGCTGCGTCAAATGGTCATTTGACGTTTCTGGTGTAGCCCATGCTTCTGCTGCTGTTTTCGCCGTCGTCACCGCCGCCATCTGGCGGCGGGATCGATGTCGGCTGGGGGTCGCAGCCTTGGGCGGCTGCGCCGTGGGCGGGAGAACTGCCCACCGCAGGCGCGTACAGCCTTGCGCTGGACGCTGGCAGCTACAGCCTGTCCGGGCAAGATGTAACACTTACGTATTTGCCTGCTGGCGGTACCGCGTACAGCTTGTCGCTGAACGCTGGCAGTTACCTTTTGTCAGGCCAAGATGTCGGCCTTACGTCGGCACGACGCATAGATCTTGATACCGGCACGTATAGCCTGACTGGCAATCCGGTAACTTTTCGCACTACGCTCAGTATACCTCTTGACACAGGGGTGTATACTTTAAACGGCCAGCCTGTTACCCTGACTTGGAGCGGCGCACCGCCAGTTGTAACGCCAATCGATACAATCATTACACTGCGTTCACTGACCGAACGCTGGAGAATGTAACCCATGTCCACCGCCGTCAAAGCAATTACTTCCTGCTTGGGCTACCAGCAGATCACCTCGCTGAGCGCGTCCACGGGCCTGACCGTGCCGACGACCGACAAGAACGGTCTGAACGCCAAGCCGACGCTGGCGCTGATCGTGGCCGACACTCAGAACGTCCGCTGGCGCGATGACGGCGTGGCCCCGACCGCGAGCATTGGAATGCCGCTGGCCAAAGGCGTGACGCTGCAATACGACGGCGACCTGTCCAAGATCCGATTCATTGAAGAAGTCGGCGGGGCAGTCCTCAACATCTCTTACTACGTCTGAGGCCGACATGCCGACCACATTCAACGACGCGGCTCCGGTGGACTACGTCAAGTATTTCACGGATCAACTGCCGCAGGATCTGGCAAAGCTGGCGGCGCTGCGCGACGAACTGGCGCTGCGGCAGGGCAACATCGACGCGGTCAAGAAGACCGCTGAGATGAAAGAGCAGGCGAAGAAGGAACTGGACGAGGCGAAGGCCGAGGCCGCGCAACTGAAGGCCGACGCCAAAGCCGACGCGGCAGAGGCGTCCACCAAGAAGAAGGCGCAGGACGCCCGCGAGAAGGAACTGACCGCTCGCATTACTGACTTCGACAAGCAGGTGGCCGCGCAGGCCACTGCCGCCGCGCAGAAGGACAAGACGCTGGCCGACCGCGAAGCGGCGCTAACCAAGCAGACTGCGGACTTGCAGGCCCTGCAACAGAAACTCGACCGCGACCGTGCGGACCTCGACGCCCGAGTAAAGGCGTTCCAAGCGAAGGTAGCGGCACTGACAGTTTGACCGCACTGGTCCGGTAGGCCAGGGATTCTCAGGAATCAAGATGTCCGAAGAAATGGAAGTGCCAGCGGCGGAAGCCGTGCCAGAACAGGACGTAACGGCTGCGCCTGTTGCTGATGAAGTTGCGCCGGAAGAACATGCGGCTGAGACGGCTAAGACCTTCACTCAAGAAGAACTCGATGCCATCGTAGCCAAACGACTTGCAAGAGAGCAGCGAAAGTGGGAGCGCCAGCAGACGCAGCGGCCCGCCGCCGCCCCTGTTGAAGTGCCGCCCGCAGACGAATTCCCGTCTGTGGAAGCCTACGCGGAAGCGTTGGCAACGAAGAAGGCTCAAGAGCTTCTTCAGCAACAGGAAGCGGAACGGCAGCGTCTGGCTCTGCTGGATGCCTATCACGAACGGGAAGAAAAAGCGCGGGAGCGGTACGACGACTTTGAACAGGTCGTCTACAACACCCGTCTGCCCATCTCTAACGTGATGGCTGAGACGATTCAGTCGTCGGACATTGGCCCCGAGATCGCATATCACCTCGGCTCCAATCCGAAAGAGGCTGAGCGCATCTCCAAACTCTCGCCGCTGTTGCAGGCTCGGGAGATCGGCAAGATTGAAGCCAAACTGGCTGACAATCCCCCGGTCAAGAAGACAACGAACGCGCCCCCGCCGATTGCGCCTGTCAGCGCACGGGCGAGCGGTGCTCCGGCTTACGACACCACGGACCCTCGTTCGCTGAAAACGCTGACGACGAGCCAGTGGATCGAGCAGGAGCGCCAACGCCAGATCAAGGCGTGGGAAGCCAAACAGCGAACGCGCTAACCCTTTGAAAGGAAAGAAAACGTGTCGAATTCATTGCTCACAATCGACATGATTACGAGGAAGGCTCTGGAGATTCTGGAGAACAACCTCGTAATCACCCGCAACGTCAACCGCGCTTACGATGACAGCTTCGCCATCGAAGGCGCCAAGATCGGCTCCAGCCTGCGTATCCGCCTGCCGGACCGCTCTCTGGTGACTGACGGTGCCGCCCTGCAAGTGCAGGACGTCAGCCAGCAGCAGGTCACCCTGACCGTGGACAGCCAGAAGCACATCGGCGTGAACTTCACGACCGCTGAGCTTACGATGTCCCTCGACGACTTCGCCGACCGAGTGCTCAAGCCGAGGATCTCTCAGCTTGCGTCCAGCATCGACGCTGACGTCGCCAACGCCTACAAGAACATCTTTAACTCGGTCGGCACCCCGGGCACCACACCCGCGACCTCGCTGGTCCTGCTCCAGGCCCAGCAAAAGATGAACGAAGCGGCGGCGGTTGCCAGCCCCCGTTACCTGACCGTCAACCCGGCTGCGAACGCCGGTCTGGTGGAAGGCATGAAGGGCCTGTTCAACCCGGTCAGCACCATCTCCCGTCAGTTCAAGTCGGGTCTGATGGGCGAAGGCATCCTCGGCTTCGAGGAGCTGGCCATGTCGCAGTCGATGAAGGTCCACACCACGGGCGACTGGGGTACGGCCATTGAAGTTGACGGCGCCCCGACCGCGCAGGGCACGTCCCAACTGGCCATCACCTTTACGGGTTCTTCAAAGACCTGGAAAGTGGGCGACGTGTTTACCATGCAGAGCGTCTTCGCCGTTAACCCGCAGACCCGCGAATCCACCGGCTCGCTTCAGCAGTTCGTGGTGACCGAGGATCTGACGGGTTCTTCAAGTGGCACCCTGAAGTTTGCTCCGGCGCTGTACACGGCTACGCATCCGCTGGCTACCGTTGACGCCTTCCCGGCTAACGATGCTGACATCACGATGCTTGGCTCGGCTGCGTCGCAGTATCCGCAGAACATGGCCTATCACCGCGACGCCATCACGTTCGCCACCGCTGACCTTATCATGCCGCAAGGCGTGGATATGTCCTCGCGGCAGGTCCACAACGGCATCTCCATGCGGATCGTTCGTCAGTACGACATCAACAATGACCGCCTGCCGTGCCGGATTGACGTTTTGTATGGCTACAAGGTGATCCGTCCTGAGATGGCTGTGCGTGTCTGGGGCTAACCGCTTAGGGGGCTTCGGCCCCCTTCATCTATTTCTGTGAGGAATACACCATGGCACTTCCCAATGGCGGCGGCGGTTATCAGGTCGGCGACGGCAACCTGGACGAACCGCTTATCGACACCATTCCCGCGCCGGTTACGGCGACCACCACCACTACTTTCACCGCCGCGCAACTGCTCAACGGCCTGATGCTGCTGAACAACGGCATTACCGCCAACGTGGCGTACACGTTGCCGACGGTGGCGCAACTGGAAGCGGACCTCACCAACTCTGACAAGGTTGGTACGTCGTTCACTTTCCGTGTCGTCAACCTCGGCACATCTTCTGGCACCGCGACCATCACCACCAACACCGGCTGGACCATTACCGGCTCGCTGACCATGACCATTCCGGTCACGACCGGCGTAACGCTGGTGGCTCGCAAGACTGGCCCCGGCGCGTGGGTGCTGTACCGGGTGGCCTAACAGGAGCGCATCATGCCCAACACCAAGCCAATAGGCGTTGCTTACGCCGATCCGGGGGTGGAAAGCATCGTCTCTACGGGTGCGGTTCAGGCTTTCTCGGGCACCGCCGTGCCCGCAGGCGGCACGACCGGCGCGGGCTTTACGCTGTCCAGCACGACGAACCTCGGCATCTTTTTTGGTTCCGGGGCTCCGACGCTGTCGGCTGCGCAAGGCTCGCTGTACATCCGCACGGACGGTTCTTCCACTTCCACTCGCCTGTATGTGAACACGACCGGGTCTACTACGTGGACCAACGTGACCACCGCAGCGTAACGGACAGGGGGCTTCGGCCCCCTGCTTTATCATGCCTGTGATCTACCTCAAGCACTCGACGCACGGCACGAAGATCGCCATTGCCGAGGCGGAAGCGGAAGCAGATGAGAAAAACGGCTGGGAGCGGTATACTCCCGGCGAAGAAGTTGCGCCTAACGAGCTTGTCGTGGCGCGGCGTGGCCGACCGAGGGTGACCAATGAGCACGACCGCCGGGGACCAGATTAACGCGGCGCTGCGCCTGATTGGGCAACTAGCCGAAGGCGAGGTGCCCTCCGCTGCGACGACACAAGACGCTCTCGCGGCGATGCAGCAGATGATCGATAGCTGGAACCTTGAACGGCTAGCGGTCTATGCCACGCAAGACCAAGTCTTCACTTGGCCGCAAGGCGTGGCGACACGCACACTCGGTCCTATTTTCACTT